TACAATAGCTCTTACATTTTGATGGAGCTGATGGATCAACTGATATGATCAATGCTCTAAATGCAGAAGCTTTAGTTCTTACATCTAATGATGGAACTGCAGTTGGAGATGCAATTACTTTAGTTGATATTACTGGTGAAGCTCTAAGCGCAAATCTAGGAACTGTTTCTATAACAGCTAATTCAGACGTTGCAGTAACTGGTGAGGCAATGACCGTCAATGATGGTACTGCCGGAGTAGTTATTGACGTAGATGTTTCTTTATCTGGTGAAGCCGTGACAGCTTCTCTTGGTACAGCAGTTTTAGATGCAAATAGTTTAGTTGATGTAACCGGTCAAGAATTGACTATACAAGAAGGTACTGCTACTGCAGATGATGCAAGTGCAGAAGTGACTGGAATTGCTATGTCAATGTCATTAGGAACTATTAAAACAGTTGTTTGGACAGAAGTAAATACAGGAACGGTTCAACCATGGACAGAAGTTGACACTGCTGCATAAATGAAATATTATAATAAAATTTAAGGAATCTAAAATATGGCTAATTCAACCTCGGCAAATTTAAAACTAACGGTTCAAGCAACTGGTGAAAATTCAGGAACTTGGGGACAAATTACCAATACTAATTTACTAATTCTTGAGCAAGCAATTGGTGGATATGATGCGGTTGGAATTACTTCAGGTGCAACTTTAGTTTTTTCAAATGGTGTTTTATCAAATGGTAAAAATCAAGTTTTAAAATTAACAGGAACTATAGCAGGAAACGTTAATGTAACTATTCCTGATTCCATAGAAAAAACTTATGTTGTAGAAAATGCAACAAGTGGGGCATTCACTGTTACTTTTAAAACTTCTTCTGGAACAGGAGTTACTTGGGGAACTACAGAAAAAACAACTAAAATAGTTTATTCTGATGGTACAAATGTTGTAGATACAGGATTAATTTCTAATATTGTAGAAGACACTTCACCTGAATTGGGCGGAGATCTAGATACTAATTCATTTAATATAAAATTTGACGATGCAACTGGGATTGAAGATGACTCAGGTAACGAACAATTACTATTTCAGAAAACTGCCACTGCAGTTAATTATTTTGAAATGACTAATTCTGCAACGGGTAATAATCCTGCTTTATCTGTAGAAGGAGGAGATGCTGATGTTGGATTAAATATTGCTACAAAAGGAACGGGATTAATTAAATTTGATAATGCAGCCTATAATAATGAAGTTGCTTTAACAGACGGAGCAACTGTAAATTGGGCCGTAAATACGTCCCCTGTTGCAAAAGTAACTTTAGGGGGCAATAGAACAATTGCAGCACCAAGTGGAGGAGCTACTGGACAATTCGTCTCTTTACTGATAATACAGGATGGTACAGGTTCAAGAACAGTAACTTGGAATGCAGTTTACGAATTTGCTTCAGATACTGCACCAACTTTAACGACAACTGCCAATAAAGGAGACTTGTTTGTTTTCCGATATAATGGTACAAAGTGGTTAGAGGTTGGAAGAAACTTGAATTTGACATTAAGCTAGGAGAAAAATTATGTGGGCATTAGTACAAGATGGAACAGTAACAAAAACATTTAATTATGCAAAAGGATTTGTGTTAAATGATACACAGTATCCAAAAGACATATTTACTAAATGGACAACTGCTGAAAAAGAAGCAATCGGTATTTACGAAGTTATTGTCGATAAAACAAACTATAAAGATTCAGAATATTATATAAATACAAATTCAACTATTGCATTTGCAAATGGTCAGGTTACTGAATCTTGGGGAACTGCAACTGCTAGAAGATTAGTAGATGAAAACGCAGTAGATGAAAATAACCAACCTATATTACGAGATGGTGTTCAGGTTATTAACTATGGTTTAAAAACTGAAAAGAAAAGAATTGTAAAAGATCAAGCTGCAGGATTACTTGCTAAAACAGATTGGTATGTAGTTAAAGCAACTGAAGTTTCTGATTACACTGTACCTGCAAATATTACAACTTACAGAGCAGCAGTTAGAACTAAATCCAATGAAATGGAAACTGCAATAGATGGTGCAGCTGATGTCGATGCATTAAAAGCTTTATATGAATATACTAACACAGGAACAATAGAAAATCCTGTGTATACAAGACCTTTAGGAGAGTGGCCAGAGGAGGTAATCTAACGTGTTAATAGTTGGAGGAAACCAATCGGCAGCAGGGGGTTATAACGTTGATAACTCTGTAAGAATTAATAGACCTAGTTCAGATTCTATGAGTGGAGTAACCAATGGAACATCCACAAATCAAAATAAATATACAGTTTCTTTTTGGACTAAAAGAGGAAGATTATCTAATGGTAGCACTTTAAATATAATGGAGGGATATACAGGTAGTAGTGATACTGGAACAGGTAGTATTTTTTGGCGAACATCAGAGGCACTTGTAATAGGTGGTTATAATACGAACTGGAGAATAACTAACCGTCTTTTTAGAGATGTTTCTGCTTGGTATCATATTGTTTTCTCTGTAGATACAACGCAAGCAACAGCTGATGATAGAATTAAAGTTTATGTAAATGGAGTTGAGGAAACAAGTTTTAGTACAAAAAATAATCCATCGCAAAATAGCTCAACAGGATTAAATAACAATTCAGCAGCTTTAAATTTATTCAGAAGAGTTTTGTTTGGAGTTAATGATAATCATGGAGACGGATATTTTTCAGAGTTTTGTTTTATTGATGGTTCAGCATTAGATCCAACTAGCTTTGGAGAATTTGATGAGGATTCAGGAATATGGAAACTAATAGATGTATCTGGTTTAACCTTTGGTACAAATGGATTTTATTTACAATTTGAAGATTCTTCAGCTTTAGGAGATGATACTTCTGGTAACAGTAATGATTTTACTTTAAATAATATTACATCTATTGACCAATCTACTGATACTTGCACAAATAATTTTGCAACTTGGAATCGTCTAATACCACCAACTTTTACAAACCATAATTTACTAGATGGTAATTTAACAGTTGAAGGAGAAGTATCTAGTCAAAATACAGCTTTTAGTACGTTTGCAGTATCATCTGGTAAATGGTTTTGTGAAATGAAATTAACTGTTGAAGGAAATGCAACATCATCAGTTCCTAATTTTGGTATAGCATCAACAGCAGATTTTAGACACGCAGATAGTGAAGCTTATTATGAAACTTCAGGCACAAACATTTATGCTGGTAGAGTCAATTCAGCACAAATAAATCATAATGGCTCAGATAGTGGAACTGATTTATCAAGTACACCTGATGTTGGAGATATTATGGGATTAGCATTAGACTTAGATAGTGGCACAAAAACTTTAAAATTTTATTTAAATGGTTCTTTAGTTGGAACTGTTAATATTAATACAGATGAATATTGTTTTATTACTGCAGTAAAAGAAGATGACAATAAAGCTACAGTTCAAGGAAATTTTGGTGGAACAAATACTTACACTGTTTCATCAGGCAACGCAGATGGTAATGGTTATGGTAATTTTGAATATTCTGTACCATCAGGATATTATGCACTTAACACTAAAAACTTAGCGGAGTATGGATAATGGCTTACACACCAATAGATAAATCAGACGATTATTTTAATACTGTTCTTTACACAGGTAATGGTGGAACACAATCTATTACAGGAGTTAATTTTAAACCTGATTTTGTTTGGCTTAAAAATAGAAGTAGCGGTGCATATTATCATCAAGCATACGATATTAATAGAGGTGCAACAGAACGTTTACATCCAAATAGTACTGATAGCGAAGCAACTTTATCAAATGGTCTTACTTCTTTTAATAGCGATGGATTTAGTGTAGGTAGTGATGGCGGTGTTAACAATAATTCAAACAATTTTGTAGCATGGAACTGGTTGGGATCAAACACAACAGCTTCAAACACAGATGGAGATATTGCTTCTACTGTTAGTGTTAATACTACAAGTGGATTTAGCGTAGTTACTTACGATGGACCAGCTTCAGGAAGTGGTAATAAAACAATTGGTCATGGTTTAGGTGTTGCGCCATCTGTAATTATGGTTAAATCATTAAACTTTAATTATAATTGGGATGTTTATCATAAATCTCTTGGATATAATGCTTCTTTAATACTTAATTTAGATAACAGCACAAGAAGTGGTGCTTTTGGTGCAGAACCAACATCTACAGTATATACTGCAACTAAAACATATACATGGGATACAAACATTGACTATGTTGCCTACTGCTTTGCAGAGATAAAAGGATTCAGTAAGTTCGGAAGTTACGCAGGAAATGGAAGTTCAGAGGGACCGTTTGTTTATACTGGATTTAAACCTGCTTATGTAATGCAAAAAGCTTCTACAAGAAGTGGAAGCTGGGCAATTTATGATAATAGTAGAAATCCATTTAATGGTGCTGGTAAAAGATTATTTGCAGATAATAGCAATGCAGAGAGTGATGGAGAGGTTACAGATCTTTTATCAAATGGATTTAAACTAAGAAATACTGGAAGTGGACAAAATGAAAATGGTCAAACTTATATTTACATGGCTTTTGCAGAAAATCCATTTGTAACTTCTACTGGAATACCTGGAACTGCTCGATAAGAAATCTTGCTATAACACATAATCTGGTATATTTTAAAGTATGCTACAAAAACTTAACTTTAAACCTGGTTTTAATAAAATGGTCACAGACTCAGGTGGTGAATCACAATGGGTTGATGGAGACTTTGTAAGATTTAGATATGGTTTACCTGAAAAGATAGGTGGATGGTCACAACTTACTAACTCTAATAATACATTACCAGGTGCAGCAAGAGCACAACATGCTTTTACATCTATCGCTGGTGAAAAATATGTAGCAATAGGAACCTCACAAGGCTTGTTTTTATATTATGAAGGCGAGTTTTTTGATATTAGTCCTTTAGATGATGGTATTACAGGAGCTGATTTTGATGCAACATCCGGATCTCCAACGGTTACGGTAAATAAAACAGCACATGGATTATTAGATGGAAGATATGTAACATTTTCATCTGTTACGGTTCCAACAGGTTCAGGTTATGCAACCTCTGATTTTACAGACAATACTTTTGAAGTAAGAAATAAAACTGCAAATACATTTGAAATTACCATGCCTTCTAATTCTGCTGGAACAACATCTGGTACCGGTTCAGCTCAAATAGATCCATATGAAATAGTTGGTCCTACTTTTCAAACAGCAGGTTTAGGTTGGGGTACAGATACCTGGGGCTCAAGCACGTGGGGAACTGCAAGTGCAACCAGTAACGTGGTTCTGGATCCGGGTATGTGGTCACTAGATAACTTTGGTCAAATATTAATTGCAACTATTCACAATGGTAAAACATTTACATGGAATGCAGGCGCAGCAACTCCTAGAGCAAACAGAGCAGTTGTTATGTCTGGTGCTCCTACTAAAACAAGATTAACTCAAGTATCAGATAGAGATAGACATGTATTTCATTTTGGAACAGAAACTACAATTGGAGATAGTACTACACAAGATCCAATGTTTATACGATTTTCGAATCAAGAAGATTTTAATACTTATACTCCAACAGCAACTAATACTGCAGGAACTTTTAGATTAGACAAAGGAAATGAAATTATAGGTGCTGTGTCTGGTAAAGATTACACATTAGTATTAACGGATTCATCTGCATATGTCATTCAATATGTTGGACCACCTTTTACATTTAGTGTTAGACAAGTCGGTACTAACTGTGGATTGATTGGACAAAACGCACTTAGTTATTCTAATGGTATTGTGTTTTGGATGTCAGGTGAAGGTGGATTTTTTATGTTTGATGGTACTGTAAAATCTATTCCTTGTTTAGTTGAAGACTTTGTATTTACCACAACTGGAGATAATCTAGGAATTAATTATAGTTCTAATCAATTAGTTTATGCAGAACATAATACTTTATATAATGAAATTAATTGGTTTTATCCAGCAGCGGGTTCAGAACAAATTAATAGATGTGTGGTATATAATTATGGAGAAAATTGTTGGACTACATCTTCTTTAGATAGAACTTCTTATATTGATACCGGTGTCTATGATTTACCTTATGCAACAGACTATATTAAAAATGCCTTACCTAATTTTCCAATACAAGGTATTACAAATACTTATGGCGCATCAACTTACTATGCTCATGAAACCGGAACCGATCAAGTCAATAGTTCTGGTACAACATCAATTGATGCATACATTCAATCTGGTGATTTTGATATATCTGCTAGACAAAGTGCTTTAGGTCAAACAACAGGACTT